CTCGCGCATGTACGTGAACGTTAGGAGGACTCCGTCCTTTCTCACCGCGTACACGGTCGAGAACGGGTTCTGCTGAAATGCCCAGTCCACGATCTCCACGGGGAACAGATGCTCCGCGAGGATGCTCCGGTTGTCGCCCGTGTATCCGTCCTCCTGCAGATTGTAATGCACATCCCGGATGACTCTGCCGGATGCATCCACCATCAGGATCGTGGTGCCGACGACAATCGGCGGGACATGGGAACTGCCCCAGTAGCTCTGGGGTCTGAAACTGATCGTGCCGGGGGTGATCGCGCCTTCCTTCCCCTGCATGCGGAACTCGGTCGCGTTCGTCATCACGAAGGCGTCACCGAGAGCCACGAAGTGTCTGACCTCGTTCATCTGACGGGTGTCAACCGTGACCGTGATCGCACTGTCGTCCCGCAGAGGTTCGGACACCGCCATAGAATTGAAGCTTCCCGTTTCGGACAGCCACACGGTCTGCGGGCGCTGTGCAGTCCCGCCGAACATGAGGCGCTGCTGATAGATTCCAACAGCTCCGGGGTAGCAGTCAACTTCATCGAGCGGAGTACCGGCTGTGCCTACCGCCAAGGAGAGATCGACATCGTTGACAGTCGGTTCGAAGACCCGCAGGATTTGTTCCGACATCTCGCGCACCTTGTCCGGCGGCTCCATCTTGTTCGTCGTGTTCCAGCGAATCCAGTAGAGCTTGGTACTGGTCGTCGGTGTTTCCGTTCCGGTATACGCGAGCGAGGAATGACTGCCGGAGATTGTCTCCACGAGCTTCCACGCATAGACCGGATTGCCGTTCTTGGCGATGCCGTCTTCCACGGGCTTTCTCTCGTAGACCGCCGCAACATCAGAACCGAGCCCGTTGTTCACCTCGAAACGGGTTTCCGCTTCGCTCTGAGTCGCGATGGTATATTTCCAGCGGTCGCCCGGAAGTCTGTAATAAACGTTGTAGAACTCCACGTCCTTCTCTGGAGTGATCGTGACGGTCGTTCCGAGGACGGTAGCGCATGCCACGGACTCAGCGCCGCCGGAGTTGACTGCGGAAACACGCACCTCATAGGTTTCACTCCCGCTCACAGAGATCGTCGGAGTATCGGGTGCATGGAACGGATTCCGGTACTGCTTCGGAGAAATACTGCTGTCCGGTTCAATATTGTCATCCTCGAAGAAGCTCTTCTCCGTGCTTCCCGCCCACTCGAACCAGCCATGCTGATTCTTATAGACTTCATAGCGGACAGCGCCGGGGACATCCGCCCAGTCGAGCGTGACACGTGCACCCTGCGGCCATGTGGAAAGAGTCATCGCGGATGCCGCCTCGCTCGGCAGGGATTCCTCCCCGTCTGCATTGACAGCCGCGATCTTGTATTCAGTGATAGTCTTGAGGTACGTGCCGGAGGAGTCCGTGAAGCCGGTGATTTCGACGTCGACGTCTCCCGGCGGTTCAATGGCTGGCATGAACTCTACGTCCTCGAACTGCCAGTCCGTGTGATCGTACCGCATGAGTTTCCGCGGCGGGTGCTTCGGATGCGTCAGATACAGCACGTCCGCACTTTGCGCGAACTTCAGAAGAGGGAGGTCTTCCAGCGCGTATTCGGACGCGACAGTGTACGGGTTTTTCCCGTCCATCACCTGTCCCTCGTGCGTGAAGAACTCCACCTTATGATCGGTGAACAGCAGGGCGTAACTCTGTGTGCGGGAGTACACGAACGGGATCAGGAGCCCGTCCGAGCTCTGCGCCACATACCGCGTTCCGGGGCGTTTCGTCACACCGCCCTGAGCCATGACGATGGCGTTCTTGATGACCTGGCATGCGCCCTCGTACTTCGCGAGGTCTACCCTCGCCCGTACCTGCGGGCTTATCACGCCGGTCGTGAAATTGTTCTGCAGCACCTTAATTGCCATACCGCACCTCGACATACGGGTTCTGGCTCAGTGCCGGTTCGTGTTCGTTCTGGCTTTCTTCCGCCGCAGTGCCGACCAGACCCTGGTATGCATTGAGCATGGATGCCATCAGGCTTTCGCTCTGACGCACGGGCATCGCCAGTTCACCCGCCAGCTTGTAGCTGAGGGCCTCGATGAACTTTGCATCGAACAGGTTCGTGTTCTCTTCGTCCCGGACATAGCGCACATACGGGACCGGAGTTCTCACATAGAGCTTGTTCCCCTGGACACGGAACCATTCGTTCGAGGTGTAAAAACCGGCTGTCCCGCGCGCAATGTTCGCTTCGTATCTACGGAGCACCTGTACGACGCGGAGACAGTCGGCAGGAACGGAACACACATAGACACCGGCTTCCTCTCCTTCATCCGCCAGGAGCGGAAGGCTCGAAGTCTTCATCGCGAAAGACCAGTCGAAGTCTCGGAGGACTGCCCTGCGCGACATGTCGTACAGAGCCTTCGCCGAGTTTGCGGGCGTGGAACCCTCTTCCAGAGACTGGATCGGAGATTCCCCGATACGCATTAATGCAAGGTTGATGATATCAAGTTTGCCGGTAGCCATGTTCGCTGTTCCTTAGGTTGTGGCTAAGGCTTCTGCCATAGCCGGTTTTCTTGTTCTGCTGGGGGAGCGTCTTTTTTTCGGAGTCACCGGAGCATCGGCGGTGAGCGTCAGCTCCGGTTTCTTTTCGCCGTCAAGAGGTCTCGCCCAGCTCGGAGTCTTTCCATCATACTCGAACTCTTCGCCCATGCAGACGTAGTGCGAGTCGATGAATCCGTCCTGCTGCGCGATGTACCTCATCAGAGATCACGCGTGGCGTAAACGCTGACGTTGCCGGACGTAATCGAAGCGCCATCGATGACGCCGACGACACGCAGGTAGCGCTTCGAGCCGGACGGAACACGGAACTCAGCCAGGACAGTGCCGACGGCAGCGCCATCGACCGCTTTCGGGGCAGAAAGGAGAAGATCCGAGAAAGCAGAAGTGGTGTCACCAGTCTGGAGCTTGAACTGGATGGTGGCGGCAGTGGAACCGCCGACGACAGCGGCAGTACCGCCGACGACAGCCTTGATCGTGAGTTCCTGACCGACGGCGTCACCGGCCTTTTCCTGGTCGACGATCTGAACGCCGCCATCAGCGATGGCACCAGTCCAGGTGGTGGAGCCTTCGATCACGGTAGAGCCGGAAGAACCGGCGATGCTCGCGTTATTCGCGAACACGGTTTTTGCATCGAGAATAGCCATAGTTATTTCCTCCTATGATCTGTGGTTGAATTAGAGAACCCGGGCTTCGGTCGCGAGCAGGGACTGCTGGACGCGGATCGGGATACCACGGAAGTTCAGAACCGGCTTGCCCTGGATGTCGCTGTAGGTCAGCTGGAGGTTCGACTTCTTCATGGTCTGGTTGTCGAGGTACTCAAGGATTTCCGGACGGCAGTAGATCGCAGTGCGGACACCGCCGTTCTGGCCGGAGTAGCCGCGATATTTCAGGCGGTAGTAGGCCTTCGTGAACAGCTTGAGCAGGTCGGCGGCATCATCGCCACCGGCAGCGAGGTCACTCATGTCGAGGTTGCAGATACGGACGGCAGCTCTCCAGTCACGGACGCAGAAACCGGCATCCCACTCATAGTGCGTGCGGAAGATTTCGAACTGGCCGCCGAGGCTGTCCTGGGTCGTGTGCTTGCCGAGGAACTCTTCCTTGAAGCCAGCCGTGGAGGCGGCAGGATAGATTCCGTGGACAGTCGTCGGTCCCCAGCTGATGAACCAGACGGAGGTGTTGTCACTGCCGGTGCCGCCGCCGTCAATGCAGTTGAACGCACTGTCGGTGTACGGGGTCGAAGCGGTGCCGACCTTGCTGTAGTAGTGGGAGAAGCCCACGGGTTCCTGCGGCTTGGAAGCATCGCCGTAGAACATCACACGGCTGATTTCCTGACCGAAGCCTTCGATCTGAGCGGCGTTTTCCTGCGCGATGAAGTTCGCAGCGCCTTCCTGACCGTTCGCACCCTTCTTCGCGAGTTCGACTTCCTTGGCGTCGATTTCGGAATAGGCAGAG